TCGTCCAGCCCTCACCATCGCCCGGAATTTGCTCATTTAAAATAGCCTTAAAATGACGCAAGAACATCCGTTTTTGCCCGGTAAACGGCAGTGGGGCTTGCTTAAACATAACTACTTCCTTGTTTGTTTGTTTGTTTGTTTGTTTGTTTGTTTGGCATTGTATCTATCCTTGGTTAATGTCAACTACATCAAGCGGACTTTGCGCATCCGCGTAAAATGACCCATCGGCATTGTGCCAATGGGTCGGTGGTAGCTCATCACCGTTATGCTCAACGATTAATAGCTTTCCGAATTTGCTCTCATAGACGATGGTGCCTGTGTTGCCGTTGCGTAACGTGACGGTTTGATGTTGCATCATAAACTCCTTTTTTTAGTTGGTTTCAATTTCAAAGTGCGGTGGATTTTTGCGGTAGTTGCTAGTCCGATCCTACTCTAATGGTAATGTCTCTAAATGTGAGCGCATTAGTCTCAAGAGGAGGTTGTGGCACAATCTTAAACCGGATGACATTGACGTTAGCCGGTAAAGTATCGGTGACTTGTTGATCACGCCACGCCTCATCCGGATAATCACCCAGCAAGCCGGAATCATAAGTCCGCACCACATTTTTGCCGGCAAGCAGTTGCACCAAGACCTTACATTTGCCTCGTCGCTGATAGTATGTGAGGACTTTGTAATCCAACACAAAGCGCGCATATTTGCCGGGCGTCACCGGGTAATCCTTATAAATCTCGGTGGAGGGATCAACATCACCGCTCAGCATAAAATAACCCTTGCCGCCAAAGTACCCATCGTTGTAGCGATTAAGGTACTCATCGCCCTTGTTAAATTTGGCTTGGTAGTTAAATTTATACAAAGACACCATCACCCCACCAATCTCAAAGAGATAACGTTGCAAGCTCGTTAATCCGCCCTTGACGCTATACAACGCCACCCGGCTAAATTGCTCACCGGCTTTGCGCTTGGCGTCCGGATAGACAAACTCTGTCCCCGTGGTTGTAATGGAGCGCACCAGCGTGTCGCCGTCCATTAAGTCCACTTTGTAGCTCACCGCCTTATCTTGCGATGTACTCCCGTCAGTGTGCGGAATCAATTTATCCGCTTGGATATCACGGTCACGGTGCGCCCAAGTGAGCTTAAAGGCACTGCTATCTGTAATTTTGTTGCCATAAATGCCGTTAATCTGCACTTTGCCCGGTGGATAAGGGCGCGCTTGCCGTTGTCGGGTCGTAATAGTAAGTTCAGGCGCTTTGCTCGCATCTAAGGTTTGTTGAGCGGTATGGGTCAGCAATTTGACCTTAAGATGCTCACCGGCGGTATATTTGATCTCATTGATACCGGCACCCAACAGATAACACCAAGCAATCGCACCCGCTTTGTGTCCTTGCGGGATTGTGTCCGCGCAACCACGGCCAACAATCATCGTGCCGGCGGAAAAATCCACCGACTCAATCTTAACAATCTCCTCGTTAATCATCAGCGCATACGCACTGTTTAGCGCCGGATAATCCCCCTCAAGTGCAAATTTGAGTTGGGTTTGATAAGGCGTAATCTCCCCCTCTAAGCGGACAAACGGGGTGAACGATCCTCTTGTTGCGGAGATATAGCCACCGCCGGCATTGACGGCCATCTCATAGTTGATAGATAACGCGGTCGGCTGCGCCCCTAAGCTCCAAATAAAGCAATCCGTCGGCTTAACAAATGCCATCTCCGCCTCACTCAAAATAAACGGCATCACATGATACGGCATCTCAATAAGACGTGACGGCTCAATCGGTTTGGCAGTGTAATCCGGTGGTGAGTATAATGACTCACCTTTTTGGGTGGCGTAATTGGCGGCAGGCAAACCAAACACATCTTGCAAACAGGTGGCGATAATCTCGCCCTCATTGCCGGTCTTAAGTGTCGCCACTCTAAAGACCACATCCACAATATCCCGCTCCGGCAAATGCACCCGGATGACATCACCGGGACGGAGTTGTGAACCCCGCATATCAAAGACGATTTTAAGGCGGGAAAGCCCACTGGCAATCATCTCCAAGTCACGCTGGGCAAGGCGTGCGGCCAAATCAAAGGTTGGCACGCCTTTATACTCCACGGTTTTGCTAATCACCCCGTGCATTTGCACGGAAGCAATGTTATTGGCAATGGCTTGGTCTTCCCGGTTAGTCACCGGGTCGCGGTATTTGACGATGACCTGATTAGCCATCTTGTCAGTGGCTGCACTGTCATCATCTTGCACCCGCAGAATCCCGTTGTCGTAGCCATAGAGGGGTAATTCCTCCGGCTTGTAATCTTGGCGGATAAGTCGGAGGGCTTGTTTACCGGTCTCTACGTTGTCATATTGGGTCGCCCCAATATGGTCAATCACTTGGCGGATAAACTCTTTTATGGATGTCTGTCTGTTGTAACGGACACACAAGCCAAAGCCCTCGGCATAAAGCGTATCTGCCGCCTTTTTGTAGCTCTCCAAGTCGAGGTCATCAAGGCTCTTTTTACCGCCCCAACTCTTATTGGTGGCGCACTCTACAAGGATATGCGCCGGATTCATGGCGTGGATTTGGCGCACGTTTTCCTCCTGCGCGGCAGTCAAACCTGAGATTTTGAGGTTGTCATTACGCATCAGGATTTTGGCTTTTTCCGGGTACCACACAACATCACCGTGCCAGCCCTTGTGCGTGCGGCGCACACGATAGCTGTGTTTTTTGGGGTAGGCGCTGTAACAAGACACCAAGCCACTAAAGACCGTTGTCACAATCCCTCTAAAGCCGGGGATGCGATCCCCCTTATCCACTTGACCGGGCGCCACTGAACCATCTCCGGCGTTAGGCTCTTTATAGTTACCACGTCCCTGCTGTGAACTCATTCTTTCCGCTAACCGGCCGATAAAACTGTTGCCAAAATTAGGTCGTGTCGGAGGCGTGGTGGAAGTGCCTGACTTAAGCAGATTAATGAGCATTTGGGTCGGCTGTTGGTCAGGCTCACCCATTAAAATCTCCATGCGTCCCTGGATACCTCCCTCGCCACCGGTATCCTCACCGCCAAACAACTTGGGTTTGTTTATATAGATAGCCTGTGAGTGGGTGAGCTCACCCGGGTTACCCACATAGGCGGTTTTGTCATCGGCGCGTATCTCAACAATCTCATCAATCGGCCCACGCCCAAGCCCACTTTGAATATCCCAATAATAACGATACCCAACGGTTACCGGTTTCCGTTTTTTGCCACCGCCACCCATTAGTCACGCTCCTTACGTGCGGCAATGGCCGCGTTAACGCATTTGCGGGCAAATACACTGCCGGTTGCCAAAAAGCGTTCTGCGCTGATGCCATTTGCCAAAAAATCGGCGTAGTCCAATCCTTGACGGACAAAAAACGCCTCCACACCGGCCGCACAAAAATCCACTCGGCGCATGTCTTGCATGGTAATAATCAGTGTCTCCATGACCTCTCCTTATTTTTTGATCTCGGTTGTACGGTAGTTACCATACGCCAACACTTGCCAATCCTCTGTCCAGCAATCGCCAAAAAACACGCATTGCGGTGTGCCCTCAGCGACCTGAGGGAAATTCCAGTCTTTGTCGCTCACTGCCTCCGGGCCGTGGGCATTATTTTTGCGGGCAAACGCTGCATTAATTAAGTAACTGGCCACCATTGTGGCGATAAATTTAACGGTCGCCCAAGCAAAGGCTCCAAACATAAATCCTCCTAAAAAATCCGTTCCCCACTATAAGGGGACTTAATCGGCAGGTTAGGGATACCGCCAAAATTAAGCATATTGTTAAATTTGCCAAGGCAGGTCTCCGCCCGACCATCACAACCGGGATACACCTTAATCACCATCCCGACCGATAATTTTTGCGTGCCACCCATCAAAAACAGCTTATTATTTTGATGAACGGTCACTGCACGCACATCCCGTATCCCGTCCGTTACCCACTCAATAAAGCCCGCCTTAAACCACCCATCGGGTAATTCTGCCGGCAGACCAACTGTAATGCTGATGCCGTCCATGGACTCAATGCGTACGCCCTCAACCACAAACCGTGCCGGATCAACCTTGCAGTCGGTATCATAGAGGGTATAAGGGCAGTTACGTCCCCAGGTCAGACGCAAGCCGGCATTGTCCATGGTCTCCGATAAAGCTGCGGTCACCAGTTGTGTCATGTGGATATCCGGGCGGTTAGCCTCAATGATCGTGCCAATCCACACAATGCGGATTTCCGGGTCGCCCCAACTTAAGCGCATCACGGTTAATTTGATGGTATGGCTCGGGGGGAGACCCCTGTATAAGCGTGCCACCGGATTATCACTGGGTAGCTTAACACTCAGCCTGCCGTCACCGTCTGCCTGGTCATCCATAACGGCCACGGCAGTCCAGGTCTCGCCATTAATCACGAGGTCTTTGTCGGCGTTGCAATAACGCCAAATTTTTTCGTCCTTGCCAAGGGTAAATTGGTATAGGTCAACCGGTTGACCCTCAGCAACCGAATGGATTTTGCTTAAATAGCTCATGCACTCTCCTGTTTAAATGGGATTTAAACCGCACTTAAATACGGTTTAAGGCGGGGTCTCCAAATCATCTCGCACGCCACGGAAGCTCACGGTCACCGTGGCCGCACCGTCCGCATCGGTATGATGCACCCAAGAGACGGTATCGCTCTCAAGGCGGGAGAGGGTCAAAAAGGAGATTTTGAGGATGGTCGGCAAGCGAATATCCAGTGGCTCCCCATCTAAAAACAACCGCTCCGTCTCGGCATCAATAACACTGACCGATTTAATACGGCGATAAAAAATCTGTCCGCCCGCACACTCAATTCGCACATCTTGCCGCCCGATTTGCCCTTTGAGGGCGCTGTAATTGATGTGCTCAATCTCCAAATAGTTGCCGGTGACATTGCTCTTGGGCGTTAAGTCAGTGCTTGCCGTTGCCACCCAAATCGCCCGTTGTCGCCCACGCAGGTAGTAAAACAGGTTGCGCAGCTTACGTTGCGCTTCACGGTCGGCGACTACAAAGCGGTGCGAGAGGATTTGCATGGCTTTGTGGGCGGTATCCAAGTAATACGGCAACCCCGTCTCGTTATCCAAGGTCTTAATCAGCCGGGCATATTGTGCCGTGATGTCTTCCGACCACTCGGAGGTCGGCTCCAATACCGGATGATTGCGATACGTCGGCAGGTGCCGGATATCATCCGACCAACCGTTATGCTCATGCACTTGTAAGCGGATTTGCGCGGTGGACACGCTATCACTAAGATGACGCACCTGCGGCATATCGGTTAAGACGGCCGCCCGTAAGGGGTACACCGTCGTCAACGTGCGGTCAAAATCTCTCGCAATCGGACGTTGTAGCGTGAGCTTATTTGGCTCAACTGCCAAGATATCAATCATCTCTTTGTGTTGGCCGCTCACCAACAGGGCGCGCCCACCGTCTGCAAAGTCATAACCGGTTGTGCGGATATTCAGCAATCTCGCCCCTTGTGAGGCTGATTGTTGTAAATACGCCGCGTCGGTAAATACCGGCATTGACCACACCCGTTGGCCATAGGCATACAACATCGCCTCAAATTGTTGTCGGGCTCGCTCGCTCAAACTGACCCTAAACTCAAAGGTGCGGCGCGGACTTAAACGACGGGCAACGCGTTGTTCTGCGGCGCTGACGGATTGATAGACGCGGGTCAACCACTCCAGGTTTTCGGTGACCGGCTCCGACCAGTCCGGCAGCCACGCCCAATCGGTCGAGCGACTGCCGATGATGTGCAAGGTGACCGGTTTGAGGTTGGTAAACCGGAACGTCACCAAACAATCAATCGTTGGTGTGCCTTGCATACTGACATTGACCGTCCACGATTTAAGCGCAAGCGGTTTAAATACGCCCTCATTTTGCCCGGTAAGGGTAATCCCCTCCCCACCGACAACCGTAACGGACTGCAATGTGACCGCACTTTTAAAGGCGTTCCAAACTTTGGCTGTAAAGGTTTGGTCGGTCGAGATTGAGCCCAAATTAACTACCGGTGGGATCACCCATATGCGGTTGTATAGGGTGTCGTAATAATTGGGGATAACATACGCCGGCACCGTTTGGATTAAGTCGGGGAGTAGGCGATTAGTCAGCTTGCCATTAATGATAGGTGGCCGTACAACTAATCGCACATGAGGCAATCGTTGTGTCACAATGCCTTTGGGATTGCCTGCCCATAATGACTTACTGACCCAAGGGCGGACAAAATAGACCTTAATCTCTGCCATAGTTTTTACTCAATTATCCGATATGCTACGCCATATTCGCCCGAGAATTCCTCGCCGTCCGGGGCGAGGTCAACATTGGCGGGCTGATATTGCGCCGCCGGCACAATCATCCACCGCTCATCGTTAATGGTGAGGATTTGACGTGGGATGACACCGCGCATCCGGCACTCATATCGGTCAGGCACTGTCCCCAACCGACGGAAAAGATTGTCTTTGCAGTGGGCAATCGGCGCATTAGGGACAGGTAACAACATATTGCCAAACTTACTTTGGCTATTAATCAATAAGAGGCACTCAGGGTGGTGTTGAGCATGATCTGCTCGTCCATTAGTTAAGATATAACAACCACGCTCATTAGGCTCCAAACTGGCATAGTCCTCACTGTAGTTGTGCGCTACAAAATACCAAGGTGTACGGGTGTCCTTGGCTAATTTATCCGCTCGGACGACTGCACCGTCTGTCAAAGATCCGGAAGACATCCCAAAAACATGCGATGCGTGATTCCATCGGCGCTCACGCCCCTCCGCGATAAAAGTGCCAAAGGCATATTGCCCTCCCGTGTAATCACCCTCTTTGTTGAGGGTGCCAAGACCAAAATGGCGAAAACGCCCACGAGTGTATTGCACGCACACGTGCAAATATTGCGCATTGCCAAAAAAATCATAGCTGACAAAGGCACCGGCATTTAGGTGCGTGACACAGGTTTTTGTCTCGTGGCGGCTGTTTTGACAAGACGCACCAGGCTGCTCAAAACAGTCCTTTTTGTCGTCAAAGCCGGTACAGGCAATCACGTACAATTTATCGTCCTGAACCTCTAACGCCCAATAATTTGCGCCTTGACGCAAATACAACAGATTGTTTTTGGATTTGTTAATCGACCAACCTTGGGCTGATGCAAACCCTTTGAGCTTGTCTAATAAGTCGGCGGTGTTGTCCGCCGTGCCGGTTTGATAGGCCATGTTATGCTCCTAAATCAATTACAAGATAATCCGTGGTCTCAACCCGGTAGCCGTTATTACATACCAACCCTTTGTGCCCATTAGGCAGGGTGACCAAATCTCCGGTGGCGCGTTGCACCCCCGGCAACCAATACACGCCGTCATACATCCCCCAGCGATTAATGCCCTGGGTGCTGTCAGCAAATGTCATAAACTCGATAGGATAGAGCGGATATGTCCCACCGGGGGTTGCGGTCATCCTCCGCAACGTCTCCCAATTTTCCTTGGTTTGATAGACTTTGATAGCCGCCGGATACAACAGTTGCTTGCCGGAATCGTTGCTGTATTTACCAAAATCCGACCCACTAAAATCACGCCAACTCTGATCCGGCGTGAGTAACCAACAATTCCCCATCAAGGGGTTGGCGATAGAAGAACAATAGTCCCGTTGGTCGGAGTAGCGGATCAACATCGGATTGTATTGATAATCTTTTTGGTCTTTGGTCGGCGCACTGCCTGCGATACATAAGGGATAAGGGTATTCTGTCGGCAGTACGGTCGGCAGGATAAAGCCGGCATAGGCAGTGGAGCACACACCGCCGACGCGGGTGACGACCTTAAAGCAGCGTCCATCGGCAACAAAGTGGTAAAAAAACGGGCGCGCATCGGCAAAAATCACCACGCCCCAAGAGGGGTTGATCATGCCCGATAACAAGCCTTGTGCATCTGCCAGTGCCGGGTTAAAAAAGGTGCCCCCGTACAAATTAATGTTGTAGGTATCCGCCCCAATGCTATTGACCGTCTCGGCCATCACATACAGGGTTTGCTCGTTGCCGGTGTTTTTGGATTGCCACACAATTTGACGGCGTGCCACTTCAGTGGCGGTTGCCTCAATGTTGCGCTCGGCTAACATCTCCCATGTTTGCCCATTTGCCACCAAGGTGGCGTCTGTGGTCAAAAAGAGATGCAACCGATTTAACAAATCTCGTTCATGTTGCGCGGTGCCGGTTTGGTAAGCCATATTTGCTCCTGTTAAGTTAATTCTTGCTTGAGGGTTTCACGGTTTGCCCGGATAAAGGTCATCACGGCGCGACTGCCTGCATCTGTATTGATGCCAGCGGAAAACAACTCCGCACTATCTACCGCTAAGGTCTGCTGGATATTGACCGGCGAGGCGACCACTTGTGTCTGCTGTCCGCCCTCTCGTAATGTCTCGCTTAATCCAGGCTCCGGATAGGACGGCATACGAGGTGTTGAGACTAAGCCACCTTGGGCAAACTTGCGTAATTGCCCACGGTTAAGGGCGTGCAAAAAATCTACCCCATAATGAGAGACCATCGCCGCACGCACCACATACTCGCCATCAGATAAGCGAGCAGGAATAGAATCTGATGTGCCGGTACCCGGGCCACGGATATAACCCCCGGTGGCCGCTGTCACGGACGCACCGGCAGCGCCCCCGGCAAGCCCTAACCAGCCACTAATGGCATTGGAGGCTTGCAAGGCGAGCTGTTGTGCGGCAATTTGCGCCATGGCATTGATAATCGTTAAGGCAAGGTTTTTAACCGCATCTTTTAAGGTCATGGTGCCTTGCGCCAACCCCATGAGCGAGGTTTGAATACCTTGCGTTAACCCCTCCTTAAAGGCTTTGGTAAGTTCATCGCCGGCAGTTTTTAGCTCGGCGATTTTGAGCTTCATGTCTTCGAGCATGGTAGCTGCCGCATGCCCTTGTGCGCCCGGCATTTGAGCAAGTCTTTCCAGCACCGGAATCTGTTTTTCCAGTTCGGTGACGGTGGCTGCATAAACCTCTTTTAACCGCTCCTGCCCCTCAAAATGACTAATTAAGCCCACTTGCACCTGGGCTTGGATACGTTGCTCTTGGGTGCTTTGGTTTTGGTACAGGCGATTGATTTCATTTTGTACGCCGTCCACCTGTGCCTTGGCTTGCTCCAGTGGTAGGATTTTTTTGATTAGGTTAATCCCGTCCACATTGCTGTGCTTGGTAAACTCGGCGATGAGCTTGTTATAACGTCCCTCAATGTCAGCGAGGTTAGCTTTGACCTCTTGCCCGGTTAAGCGCAAATACTGGATGTTGAGGGCTTGGTTTTTCTCGGCGGCATCATACGGTTGTGCTTTCGCCGCACGTTTAGCCGCCCGGTTTGCGGCATTTTGTGCTCGTCGGCTGTTTTCACCCGCCTCAATTTGGGCGGAGTATGCCAATGCTTGATTGCGTTGTTCTTCGCTGTCCCACTGGCGGTGCTTGATGTCATAATCTCGTTGACCACGGGCATTCAGCCCGGATTTTTCCGCTTGCGTGCGCAGAGCCTCCAACTTTTGTGCGTTGTCTTTGGATTGCTTGGCCGCAGTGACCTGATTTTGCAACTCAATTACATGGTTGAGGCGGTCAATTAGCGGTTGCAAAAATGCCCCACTGTTGCCCGCACCTTTAGCCGCAGCAATCACACGATCTCTAAATTGCTCCATTTTTTGCGCGGCGGTCAGCGTGGCGTCGGCAAATTCGCCATTGAGTTTAGTCTCTAAATTTTTGAGTTCGCCTTGCATCTCAACAAGCACGCCCTCATTCTTTTTGATGACTTCCTCTAATAGCTTCATCGCTTCCGGCGCGGTTGGATCGCCCAAGGCTTTGAGTTTCTCGGCAAGTTCGCCACCGGCTTCCACGGCGGCGTTAAAGGCGGCAGTGATTTGCGCTTGGTTAATATCTGCAAGCTCGCCCGTTTTTTCAGATAATTCATCGGTGGTTGCCGTCAGCACTTTAATGCGCGCATTTGCCTCGTTGAGTTTGTCAAGATCAACAAACCCACCAAAACTGTCGCTCATCATGCGTTTATGTAACTCATCGCGACGCTTAATCAACTCATCAATCTGTGCTTTAGCTTCCTCAATTGCTTTATTGTTGGTTTCAACTTGGCTGACACGCTCACTAAATCCGCCAATTTCGCCCAACTCCTTGCGGGCTTGGATTAATGATTGCGTTTTTTCGATGTTTGACTGGATGCTGTTGGCTGTTTGTTGGTATTGCGCATCAAGCTCCGCCTCTTTGCCTTTGATGTATTCATACGCCGCGTACAGGCCAAAAATAGCAGTAATAGCAAGCCCAATCGGGCCACCTGCAAGCGCGAGTAAACTTTGTCCCAATCCGCTAAACGTTGCGGCACGCATAGCCACGGCAAGATTGCGGTTAGCTAATGCAAGACGTTCCGTGGCAAGTGTTGCCCTGTCCGTTGACGCGGCCATAGCCACTGATGCCTGAGCGGCTTTAACCTCAATAGCGGCACGCGCGACAAGCGTGTTGTTAGATGCGGCTGTCACTGCGGCATTACGCGCCATTGCCGCCGCACTTTGTACCATACCGGCGACAAAGCGGGAGGCGACCACTGCGGCAACCACAAGTGCAACATTGCCAAATAAATCTAGATTATTAGCAAGCCCACTGATTGCGGCCGCCAC